TTAGCAGAATACATATGCACAACATCAAAACTTAGAGGCAATGATGACTTTAAGCCAATAGTAGAGTCTAAGATTTGTTCGAGGTTTAAGTGAAACGGTGGTTAGTTTTGTTATTACTAAGTTCACAAGTAATAGCAGACAGTAGTTCGATGAGTTTTTCGATACCTAGTATCAGTTCAGTAAGTGGTTCGGACAGTATTAGAGCAGGTGACTTAGATTGTAAGAACGCTATAGGCGGTAGTACAAACTTTGAGATTGGTATGACAGGTGTAATTAATAATGCTGTTGTGCCAATTATAGGGAAAGAAGGTACAGACCCACAAACAAAAGATATAGGTTTATACGCTAGGCTCATAATTCCTTTAGATGCACCAAACGAAAGAATTAATTGTAATACGCTGTATCAATTAGAACTACAAAGAAGAAGGCTAGAAGTAGAAAGATTAAAGCAAGAAATTGAATACTTAAGACAATTACAGAATGATGGAGCGTTCAATAACTGATGGCTGACTTAGAAGAATTAGTAAGCAAAGGCGAAGGCTTAAAAGATAGAAAGTTGAAGCTATTTGGATTGCGTTTAAGTGGTGCTAGTATCGTTGCAGCATTTGCGTTTATTTCAACGATTATTGGTACTTTATACGGTGGCTTTCTTATGTATCAAAAGGTCGAAGGAATCGCAAATTTAGACCTTGATGCTATAGCTGGACAGATGGCAAAAACATCAAGTGATGTAATGCGAATTGAAGAACATGCTGATGCTATCAAAATAGAGTTAAAAAAAGACATGACTGACCTCAGAAATGCTCAATGGAACTTAGAGTCAAAGGTTGATGGTAAGTTGCAATCAGTCGACACAAAATTAACAAACTATGATGACAAACTAGACAGGTTTGAAATCAAAGTAGAAAAGACTAAAGTAGACATGGAAAAGCGAATACAAGAGTCTTTAGATAACCCACTAGCTAACTAGGAGAAAACTATGCCAGACGGAGTAGGAACTTACGGAAAAAAAAGAGGCAGACCATCTAAAAAAAATAAAAAGAAAAGATGATGGATGATAACAGAGTTCAATTGCAATTAGATAAACATTCTGGACAGATAGCCAAGCTGTTTAGCAAGATTGATGACACTAATTCCAAGATACAACAGATATTTAATATGCTTAATCAAATCAGATATTTCTTGTTAGGTGGCTTTGCTTACTTTATAGCATCTGAGGTAGGTGTCTTTAATGTATTGAGGTTAGTCGCATGATTGGATTTTTAACTAATGTAGCACCTATAGCTTTAGGATTTGTTGCTAAGTTGTTTGCACTTAAAAGTCAAGCAGCACAAGAAAACCAAAAGTTAATGATACAAAACTTGCAGGCACGCAACGATTCTATCAATCAAGCAAGAGATAGAGCAGACAAAGAAAGTCCTATGGCTGCCCTTAATCGAAGGGTCATTATATTTGTCATCTTGGCTTTAATTATATTTACTCAAATAGCACCTGTTTTTTTTGATGTGCCTACTATTGTGCCGACAACTACAGAAGGTTTTAGCATACTAGGATTTCAATTAACTCCTGATGTTATTGAGTATGTCAAATTAGAAGCTGGAGCAGTATTGAAGATGGATGAAATCTTTGGATGGGCAACTATGATTATAGAGTTCTATTTTGGGGCGCAATTAGCAAAAGGGAAATAATATGACTTATAGAGAACTAATTAACGAGGTATTAATAAGGCTAAGAGAAGATACGATTCTTACTGATTGGTCTGGAAATATCAATGACTCATCAACAGTAAGTGATTATCAAAAAGTTATTGGTAGTATGGTCAATGATTCTAAGCGTTCTGTAGAAAATTATCATGATTGGTTAGTGCTTAGAGAAACAGTCGATATTTCTACAGTAGCAGGTACTAAGAATTACAATTTATCTTCTGGCCAAGAATTTAAAATAGTAGATGCAATAAACAACACTACAGGCACTCAATTGTGTCAGGTAAGCCGAAGCTACCTTAACAGCGTAAAGTACCCTACAGACCCTACTGGTGAACCTCATTATTACGGTTTTAACGGTGCTGATAGTAGTAATAATTTAAAGGTTGATTTATCACCTGTTCCAATTAATGCTGAAACAATTTCTTTTGACATAATTAAAGCACAAGACGAACTAACTCTAGCAGCAACAACAATCAAAGTGCCAGCAAAACCAGTTGTACTTGGAGCATGGGCAAGAGCCATAGCAGAAAGAGGTGAAGATGGTGGCACACAATCATCTATTGCAGCAGAAGAAGCAAACCAAGCACTTAAACAAGCAATTATGCTTGATAGTGGAAATACACAATATGAAACAGATTGGTATGTTAACGAAAATTATAGTGGTCAATATTAATTAGGATTAGATTTTAATGGCTAAACAAATTTCCTATCAACCTCTAACTGATATAGGACTAAACGGTCTTAACACGCAAGACAATCCTGCTTCTTTAGATACATCGTTTTTGACAAAAGCAGAAAATGTAGTGATAAGAGAGTCTGGTCGTATTGCTTTTAGGAAAGGTTTAAAGCAAAAGGTAACTCCAAGCGGTACAGCGATAGCATCTCTTGTTGAGCATAATGATGGTGGCACAAACAAGATATTTGCTAGTCACGGTACAAGCATATACACAATAGACTTTACCGCACCTAATGCTGCTTTTCCTAGTAGTGGTGCTGATGTTAAACATACAGTAGGAAGTTCAACAGGTAAATGGCAGTTTATTGAGTTTAACCGCAGATTAACTTGTATTCATGAAGGCATAGTGCCTCAAAGATACGATGGCTCACAGGGTTCAGGCTCTAAGTGGGCAGCTTTTGACAATGCTCATAGACCATCTGGTGTTACTTCTGGTGAGTTTAAACCAAGTTGCGGTATGGGTTTTTATGGTCGTATGTGGGTGGGCGGTGTAGCAGAAGAAAAAGATGTGCTGTACTATTCTACCTTGCTTGATGCTGATGACTTTAGAACTACAGCAGAAAACGGTGCTTCTAATGGTGGTTTTATAGATTTAAAGACTGTATGGGGTGTAGATGACATAGTAGCTATAGCACCTTTCTATGGTAAGTTAGTTGTATTTGGAAAAAACAATATTGCTGTATACGATAGTCCAAACATTATTGGCAGTATGGCACTTAACGAAGTTATACGAGGTGTAGGTTGCGTATCAAGAGATAGTGTTCAGGCTATTGGTGATGATTTAGTATTTTTATCAAGTACAGGGTTAAGAAGTCTTGGTCGTACTACAGAGAAAGACAAACTACCCATGCAAGATTTGTCACTTAACATCAAAGATACACTTATCAGAAATGTTGGGCAAAGCACAAATGTAAAAGCAGTCTATGTTGAAAATGAAGGTATATATATTTTGTCTTTTGTTGATAACAATATTACTTATGTTTTTGACTTTAAACACTTTACACCTAATCAAGCACCACGCATAACGACATGGACTTTTGACAATGACAGAGAACCTACAAGTCTAGCTTATACTGAGTTATATGGTTTGTTAGTTGGACAAAAAGATGGTGGTCTTGCTGGGTATGAAGGTTATTACGATGTTGATTTAGCATACCCCGGTGGCTCTCAAACATACACTAATAGTTCTTACACTAGTGGAATAGCAACTACTTGGATTAATTTAGGACAGTCTGTAGCCTCCTCTTTACTTAAAAGATTATTTATGGTTCTTGAGGGCGGGTCTGGAGCAACTTTGGGTCTAAAGTGGTATAAAGATTATAGTCCAAGTCCATCACCCACTACAGCTATAACTTTAAACCCAGTAACAACAGGTACACCAGCTTTATGGGGTGCTAGTACATCTTTGTATGGTAAATCAGGTATTACCTATAAACCTGTATACGGATTACAAGAATACAAAACACCATTAACAGGTTCGGCTAAAAACTTAAAACTAGAAATTAGTATTGAGTCAAATGGATTTGATGCTTCACTACAAGATTTAACACTTCTACATAAACAAGGAAAAATACGATGAGTAATTACACTATAGCAGTAGCATGGTCAGGAAAAGATGCACTAGCTGACTCAGATGCAAACAAAGTAATATCTGGTGCAGATTTTAATACTGAATTTACAGCAGTTCAAACAGCAGTCAACACTAAGGCTGATTTGAATGGTAGTGCTTCAGAAGCATTTAGTGCAACTACAGCTTCAGCAGATACAAACACAACACAAGTAGCAACAACAGCTTATGTACAGACTGAGATAGGTGCTGGCAAGAATGGACACGGTGATAGAACAGTAAGCACTTCTGCTGCAAGTGGTGGGTCTAACGGAGATATTTGGTATCAAGTAGCAAGCTAATATGACTTTAAAGATTAACGATTCTGGAACTTGGAAAGAACCTACAAAGGTTTCTGTAAAAGATGGTGGTGCTTGGAAAGAAGTATTAACCGCTAGTGTCAAAGATGGTGGTTCTTGGAAGCCTTTTTATCAAAGGAAATATACTTATACAGTTTCAAGTAATGTTAATAAATTAGACCTAGATACTGTACTTACTTCTGACCAAAAATTAGGTGATGTAGATGTAGTCATTAATTCTGGAGTTTATGTTTACTCAGACTCTACAGGTACTCCTGCTTTACTTACTGGAAGTGGTGTTGCTGGTGTTCTTACTATTATTAACAATGGCTATATTTATGGTGCTGGAGGGTCAGGAGGTAGTGGAGGTGCTGCTTCTGCTAATGGTTCGTCTGGCGGTAATGGTGGCACAGCTTTAAAGCTAGAAAAAAATATTACTTTAGACAACAATGGCTCAATCCTCGGTGGAGGAGGAGGCGGAGGAGGCGGAGGTGGCTCTACTGATGACCAAAGTTTCTCTGACCGTGACTACGCTGGTGGAGGCGGAGGCGGAGGAGGACAATCCTTTGGCTCTGGCGGTTCAAGAAACGCTGAATGTAGTGGCTCTGGATGTATACGACAATCGGGTAACGGTGGAGCAGGTACTTTAACTGGTGCTGGCGGTGGCGGTATTGGTGCGATAGCAGGTGGTAGCCGAGGAACAACAACTGCTGGCTCTGGTGGTTCTGGAGGCTCAGTAGGTAATAACGGTTCTTCTGGACAAAGCGGTCAATCAGGTGATGGACTAGGCTCTGGTGGGTCAGGCGGTAGTGCAGGAACAGCAATAGATAATAACGGATTTACAAGGACAGGAGATTAAGATGGCAAGAGATTTTTATGCTGATATGGCAATAGGTATGACTCCTAGAAACCAAGTTTCAGCTCAACAATTAGTAGACAAAAATTTAGGTGAAAATTTTGTAAATTCTGCTGTTGGCTTTGGCAAGGGTTTATACGGTAACAAACTTGCTAATGACAATGTAGTTAACAATCAAGGCATTTTTAATCAAGCAATTGATGCTGCACAAGGTGGAAACATTGAAGGTATTGATGGTTCAACTTATTTTGACCCTGTAACAAAAACCTACAAACAAAAATTAAGCGATAGAAGAGAAGGTATGTTGACTGGAATTTATAATCAAGTTGAAGGTTATAACAATCAATTAGCCAGTATGAATCCTTATGAATATGCTGATTACATGTACAATCAAGCCTCTGGTGCGAGAAACCTAGCACAAGATAGAGAAAAAGCACAAGTATTAGAAATGATGAATGCTAGAGGCATAGATGTTTCTGATATTGGTAATAATATGTTTGGTACAACAGTACAAAACCAAAATTTTGCTAATGTTGCGGAAAGAGCAGGTTATATAGCACAAGGACAAGATATGCGAAATGCAATTGTAGCAAATCAAAATGCTGCTATAGCTAATATCTATGGACAAGATGCTATTAATAGTCAACAAATTAACGATGCTATAAAAATGGGAGTTGATGTAACACCTCCTGCTGGTTTAAGTACCGCTTATACAAACCAGATGAATACTAAAGCTAAAACAGGTGGTGGCTTAGCTGATATTTTAGGAATGGCAGGAAATGCAATTGCACCGGGTATTGGTGGTTTTCTCGGTAAAGCAGTTGGCGGATTATTTAGTTAGGAGATATTATGGGAATGTATGACAACTTACTTGCACAAGAAAGACAAAGAGTAGCTACAGAAGCAGCAAATATGCAAGGTAGTGGTAGTGTTTATCTTGCTGCTGAAGGTGCTGAACAAATGCGACAAGGTATGCGAGGTATGCTTGGCATAGAAGAACCTGTAATTGCACAAGAACAAGCAAGAATGGCACAAGAACAAAAACTTAATAGCTTGTTAAGTAAATACACTACTCTGGAAACTCCACAAGATTATAGAAATGCAATAAATGAATTATTTGCTAATGGTTTTTCAGAGCATGCAGCAGCAGTTCAGAAAGTATTGAACACCTTACCCAAAGAAACATCAAATACACCAGATGTTAGTAAAGATGTTGGAGATTATGAGTATTGGAAGAGTGAAAATCCAGAATGGACTGACGAACAAGTTTATGAACACATGCGTTATTTAAGTGCTGGAGACCCTATTGCAGAAGCTCAACAAATAAAAAACTATGAAATACAACAAAAATCTATTAATGCTGATTTAGTAAATTTAGAAAAAGAAAAGAAAATTGCTGGGGAGCAAATACAAAACTTAACTTTTATGAATCAATTATTTGAGGCAGGAGCAACAACTGGGTATGGTGAAGAGTATATACTTTCTGCTAAAAAAGCTGCTAACAGAATTTTTGGTGCTAATTTTGAAACAGCTTCATCAGAAGCATTAAGTGTTGCTTTTAAAAATGAAGCATTAAATCAAGTGCAAAAACTATCTGGTGCTGCTTCTGATAAAGATATTGAATTTGTTGAAGCATCAAGGGCAAGGTTAGGGCTAAGCCCGCAAGCTAATAAATTATTGATTGAATATAATTTATTTCTAGCTGATAAACAAAGTGACATGGATGATTACATGACTGATTGGGTAGCTAATAATCCAGAAGCTAGTTACGCTCAATACAAACAAGAAAAAAATAAATGGAGAAACAAACTAGAAAACTTCTTTAATCTTGAAAATAAGATGAGTTTATTAGGAGAAACAAGTCAAGACAATATTACTCTTGAAGAACAAACGAAACAAAATGATATTGCTTTTGATGCTCTAAAAGCAGAATTAGAAGCTGCACAAAATAATTAGGGAGAGTAAACATGAGTTTTTTAAACAATGTGTGGAATGTTACTACTTCTAAAATATCTGATTTATTAACTAATCCAGATTTTACAGAAAAAGAAATTAAAGACAGAAAATCAGAAAGAATAAAGTACCAAGAACTTTATGACCAAGCAATGAACCCTATTGGTAGAAAACCAACTAGGGCAGAATTTGATGTAGCTGTAAAAATTAGAAATAAATTAGATGATTTAAAACTGACTTATGAGGAATTGCCTTATAACGATGCTTATGTACAAAAGCTAAAAGATTTACACGCTTTAGAAACTGGAACAAAATTTACAGGCAATGAAAAAAAATTAGTAAACCAAAGTTTCAATCTTTTTAATGAGATGGAGCAAAACATAGGTGGCACACTTTTTGATTTAGCTAATGACAATATGTTTTACAAGAATTACACACCTGAACAATTAGAAAAATTGTCAAGTGTATTTGAAACTTATGTAGATACTGATTGGAGAAAAGATGGCTCAAGACCTTTAGCTATACAAGCAAAAAATCAATTAGTTAATACTGCGACTGACCCTATGACTTATGCGACAGGTTTTGCAGGTGCTATAGCAAAACAACCAATTAAATTTGTATTAAGAAATAAAATCTCAGATTCTATAGCTACTAAACTATCTATGGCTACTGCTTCAGCAGGCTTTGGTGCTTCTGCTGATTTATCTAATCAAATGGTACAGCAAGACTTAGGAATGAGAGATGAAATTAGTGGTAAACAAGTAGCTGCTGTAGCTGCTGTATCATCAGTTGTGCCTTCTATTTTTGAAGGTGGTAGTAAACTTACAAATAAAATTTTAAAACCTTTAATTGGCAAAGAAGTTCCAATTGATGCAATGGCTGGAGGCACGATTCGTAGCGTTACTCATCCTGTCAATAGTTTTTTAAAAAACAGAACTGCTGGTCAAAGAGCCACAGTAATGAACATTCAAGATGAAGCAACAGATTTACTTAAAGCTAATTCTGCTTACATAGATGATGCTGCTAATAATTTAACTAGGCAAGTAGACGATTTATTAAATGTAACTAATAAAAATATAAGTGATGGCTTCCAAAATTTAAAATATAACGAAATACCTGATAATGATATTAATGATGTTATTAATAAATTAGGAACAAACATTTTTACTAAACAAGATGAACAAATAACAGCATTACACAAAGCTATAAAAGAAAAGAATTTTGGTCAAGATACTTTTGCAAATCAAACAGAAGGTTTGAAGTCTATTAGAGCAAGATTATACGAGCTTTCTGAAGGCTCTAAAGATGCTAAAGGCGGCTCTACTAATACAAGTAAAGCATATATGGATAGGTATGGCGAACTCAAAGAACTAGCCAGAAATTATGTAGTTAAAGAAGATAAAGCAAAATTTGAAATATTATTCAAAGCTAATAAAGATTTAGATAATGTTTTGTATAAAACAGAATACGGGAAAAGAATAAATAAAATAATATCAACTGAAGAAATACTAGACAGAAATGCTTTTTCTACAAATATTTTAAAAGAAGTAACTACTAGCAAAACTGCTTTAACAGATTTAAAAAGACTTGAAAAATCAATAAAATCTATTGACAGCATTGCACTAAAAGCAGGTGGTAGTAAAAACAATACTTATGACGAAATACTACAAACAATTAGAGAAGGTCTTGGTGGTCTTGTATTAGATGATAAAAACATGAAAGGCTTAAATAAACTTCTTGATAGTAAATCTGGTTTTAAATTACTTGAAGAAATTTATCCTAATGATAAACAATTTTGGCAAGGGTTAGAGCAACTTAAAGATGAAGTTTTAAAGAAGCAACCAAAGTACAAAACAAGTTCAGTTATTACAACTATGGCTTTTGCTAGATTAGGTGCTGAAGGTGGTCAAAAAGTTGGCGGTAAATGGGGTCAGGGTTTAGGTGCAATTGCTGCAGTTTTTGGTGTAGATAATTGGAAAAATTTAGTTTATACACCTAAGTTTAGAACTGTTATGGCTGAGACAATGGCTAATAATGGTCGCTTATCTACTGCTACTTCAAGAAGATTAAAAAAGACTTTTGGTTTTAGTGATGAAGAGGTTAAAATTTTTCAAGACTCTATGAGTAATCTTATGGCAGTTAGCCCATTGATAAAAGACCCTGAAACAGTTAAAGAAGCACAAGGTATAGTTAAATAAGGAAAAGTATGGACATAATGCAATATCTTTCTGGAATGTTAAATTACAATCCAAATGTAGACTGGGTAGATGAACAAGAATTTACTGCAGATGGAACACCGATACCTATAAGTGGTTATCCTTTAGTACAAACTGAGGCAGTTCCAAAAATGATGACACCTCCTGAACCTGATAGAGTCTATGAGGCTAATGATGTTGGACAAGAACTTAAAAAAGCACTTATAGCAGGTGCAAAAGAGTTCTTAGGTGGCGGTATGTTTTCCCAGCCTAAAAAAGATACTGGCGGTAGAAATACACCTGTAAAAAAATTACCGAGTCTTAAGACTTCTGAAAAGCCCGGATGGATGATGGCTGAAGGTACTAACTTCTGGAGTGTAAATGAAAAAGACCCTTACTGGCAGACTAAACAGGGTTACGATGAAGCTGTAGCTTTATATGGTTTTAAACCTGCTTGGGTCAACAACCCTGTAGAGCAAGAGAATACATTTGCTAGTCTTGAGCCTACAGTTATGGCTTCCAACTTAAAGAAATACTTTTAATGGAAGGTATGCTATCAAACCCAATGTCTTTAATACAAGACTTTGAAGGTTATAGAGATACAGGCTACTACGCTACCGATGATGAAAAAGCGAGAGGTATAGTTACTGTGGGTTATGGTTCTACTTACAGAGTAGGTGAAGGTGAAAAGATAACCGAAGAGCAAGCTAATCAGTTTCTTATGGAAGATATGATGGAAGCTGAAGAAGCTGTAGATAGATTGGTGAGTATCGACCTCAACCCTAATCAAAGAGCAGCATTAACATCTCTAATTTTTAATGTAGGACAAGGTAACTTTGCTAAGTCTAAGGCTTTAGTAGCACTTAACTTAGGTGACTTTGATACATTTAAGAGAGAAGCCTTTGGTGAGAATGATGGCTTCGTCTATAGTGGTGGTGTTAAGTTAGATGGACTCATTAATAGAAGAGCCAAAGAAAGAGATGTATTTAGTGGGGGAATGTTAAGCGTAAACTAGATTTAAGAGGGTTTTTTACCTTTCCTAATTTCATATTTAAAAGACTTTGGAAGGCGTTTTGCATCTTCTAAAGTCATTGGTCTAGTGCAAAGCCCTAATTTATCTATTCTTGCTCTCATCTCATCATCACGAAGTTTTTCTGCAATACTTTGTTGTTTTTTATTCATTAGATTTTAGGAACTCTTAACTGTTCTTGCATACTAACTGTTATCTCACCATTGAGGGCAAGCACTTTAATCATACGAGAGCGTGACATTCCTAATCTTTTAGCTTTAGCAGATAGATATTCTGCATCCTCTTCATCAACCTTGAAGTTGATAACTGTATATTTTTTTTCTTCCATCTCACAAGTATATCGTATAGTATACTCAAAGTCAAACTAAAAGGGATGAAAAACTCGTAAATCCTTGTTTACTCTATCTTTCCGTATACAGCTACCTCGTAATCATCGGTATGTGGAAGTGTTATACCATGCTCTGCTGCAAGCATATCAATATCACATAAGAAGTCTACAAACTCAGAAACATTTAAGTCTTTAGTAGACTCAACTCCAAACTTTTCTTTGAATCTTATATGCATTTGTTTTTTAGTATAGCCAGTTTCTTCAGCAAAAATATCTCGCCACAAAAAGTATAAACGACTCTGAGCATCTGACCTTTTAGGCTTGCCCTCATAGATACAGACTGTGGCTATATCTACATTTGGGTTTTCTCTGTAAAAGTCTTGTACTAAGGTTTTAAAGATAGCCTCTTTAGGCTCACTTCTTTTGATTACTCGATTAATCATTTGATGTCTTTATCAATCATGCTGTCAATCTGCATTTGTATGTTTTGTATGGCTTTTCTTAGGTCTTGTATTTGACCTTCGCCTTCATGTTTCCAACGATACCTCGCAAGATACTTAATAGCATTCCCAATACAGAAGTTCATGTCTTGGGCAATAATAAAGTCTATAGGCTCTATATCACCTTTAGTATAATGCGAGGGGTTCGTAATAGTGTCGTGTATCTTATCCACCAATCCAACCGAACAATAAAGCTAAAACAAAAATCCCTAGAAACAAAGTAAGGGATTTATTCTCTAATACCTTTTCTATTACTTCTTTCATTTACTTCTCCGCTTGTTATAAAAATTTAGGACACAGACCTAGCACACTTGATAGTTGGAAGCACAATTCGAGTGGGGCATCTTGCCCGTTAAAATAAGCTTTGCTATGCCCTAAAGTTTTAAAACACCCTCCTCTATCATTATTTTTTGGGTTCTTATAACTGCCCTGAGTGCCTGGTTGTCTACCCACTCTTTAAGATATGGAGGATTAACACTCTTTCTGCCATCATAAATATCATGGCAATTCATACAGGCATACATAATATGGATGTCACTTTGCTTAGTTCCCATACCACCACCATTAAGGTGTGCTGCGACTACAGTTTCAGTTCCAGGTAAGCACCCTTCTAGTCTTAATTGGCAGACTTTGTATTGTGCTGACTTGGTATATTTACTCATATAAAAGTATCTTTAATAAAACCATCAAGACTAAAGCCATCAGGCATAAAATCTTTATCTAATCCCTCATAACCCATTTCAAACATGCGTACATCTTTACCTTCTGTTTTGTATAAATCGTATGCTTGTTCAGCTTTTTTTTCATTATTAAACTCAGCTATCTTTTTTTTATCTAACCAAATTTGATATAGTATTTTTTCCGCCACACTAACTCCTTTCAAATGCTTTTAAAATTTTGCCTAAATGTCCAGACTGCTCAAGTCCATCTAGCTTTTCTAAAGCAATAACATATCTCTCAAGAACACTTGTGTATTGCTCAAGTTCATCAAAACTTGCTGATTTTTTTATTCTAGTTATGCCATCAACCATAGATTGACTATGCTTTCTGATACCACTAGATATTTTTTTTGACTGGGTCACAAACTCTGACTCTTTATCAGTTAAGTGTTTTAAATTTTTATTAATACTTTCCACTCTTTCATTGATGTGTAAATTTGCTTTTTCTAAATCTGTATTCATATTAATTCTCCTGCTCTTATCGTTAAAATAATCATTTGCTAAAATTTTTCCAATTACAAAAAGAGGTAAACTTTTGTCAATAAAACCAGGTTCACCACTTGATGTATTTCCTTTAGACTTAACCAAAGAAAAACCATATTTTTTAAACAAATACTCGTAACTTATTTCTTTGTCTAAACTGAGTGTATCTTCAGGCCAATTCCAATCACCATTAACTCTTGGGTCTCTCATATTTATCATATCAACCTATTAACTCCTTTCCATTAAGTATTGCTTTACCTTTAACAATCTCTACTATCTGTACAGCAAAATTGCCATTCTTCCAAAAGTCTACGATAGCTACAGCGTGATTCCAATTGTGTAGTCTGCCTCTCAGCCAAGTATTCTTTTGAGCATTCATGTTTTTAAGACAACCTAAAGACCAAGACGATATAGCACCATCCTGTAATCGAGTCATAGAGTATCTCTGGAGGTCATGTGTGTGTCCGTACATGAGATTACACCCATAACTTTCTAAATGCTTCTTAGCGTGTGTAGGTGTTACATAAGCACCATGAATAAATGAGAGTTTGCCTATCGTTAAAACCTCATTGTATTTCTTAAAAGTAAAGCCACGCTTATCCCAATGACAGGCTTCACGAAACCTCAGTTCTTCAAGGTAAGGGTTTTCATCAACAAAGAAATCAAGCCATTCATCATGGTTGCCTTGACATATATATTTTTCAGTACACCCTACTTTGGCTAAAGCCTCATCCACCCTGTCCAGTTCTTTATTAACCTGTGATACTTCTTTCTCTACCATAGGCAGAATATATTCTAGTGGTGGTCTTTTTCTTCTTTTCCACCTATGCCCAGATACGCTTTCCCATTCCCCTACATCTCCGAGGTTAATGAATATATCTGGCTTGGCTTGTTCTATGACTTGTAGTGCTACATTAACTGCTTTAACATCATGTATAGGATAATGTTGGTCTGGAAATACGACTGCTCTTCTCATTAATACTCCAATAGTTCAGCTATCTTTTCTTCTTCTAATCCTTTACCACGATAAAACTTTCTTGCAAAATACTTTGTGGCAGATGGACACTCCTTTGCATCATAACGCTCAAAGAAAGTCATCTTATCTTCATCACTTGATGAATCCCACATACCAGCATAGTCTTTCTTCTCATACTGTAATCTAGGAGTAAGTCTTTCTGACTCTCTCTTCTTTCTATCTATCTCACACACCTGTTTAACTGTCGATACAAACTCCACAACATTAGGTGGTCTATCATGTTCGTCATCCACCCACTTTCTCTTTGCATCTTCAATAAAATTTAATTGGTGATTACTTAACTGCTCTAACTCTCTAGCAAGTTCCAAAGCTATTTGTTTATCACTCACCTTAGAACTAATAAACCAACCATATCTAGCTTGTGACCACAAAGCCACATCAGTAGACATTGCTATTAGTTCTGGTGTTATTTCTTTTTGATACATTAGGCTACCTCAATTGTTTTTTTTTCTTGCATATAGCTAACTGCTAGTTTGTGTAAATCTTCAAAACTCTCTTCACCCGCTTTATTGTTTTTCTTATCAAGAGGCTCAGTCCAACGCTCTTCTTCTAAATACTTTCTTGGGTGTACGATGATTCCTTTACCCCACTTCTCACTTTCATTAATCCTCAAAAGAACATCAGCAACCAATTCATCAGCCATAGGTTCTAGGTTTTGTTTATTCCATTTCTTAAAAACACCCTTCTTGTCTGTTTTGTGTTTTGGATAGACATCCCATAATTTTTCAAACCCTGGTGTATATAGGATGCTAGTAGTATTATTACTAGAGGTAGGATATATCGGAATTATTTCCGACCCTTCTCGGATTTGTTTCCGACTTTCCTCGGATTTATTTCCGACATAGGACTTGCCCAACTCAGTAATTGCTATACAATCTTTTAATCCTTCCTTTTTGTATTCAATTAACTTCAGGTCAGCTAAAGCCTTTAGGTGTCTATAGGCTGTATCAGGCTTCATCTTTAAAAGTTCAAGTTCACGACAGATAGATTGACGAGAAACCCACCAGTAATACTCACCATCTATCTCTATAGGTGTAGCCCATATTGGAGAGCGTGTTAATAAGTCAAATACTAGAGATTGATTAACATTCATGCCTAACTTGACAGCCATGACTTGATTGATGTAAAGGTTATACTTCACCCAAGCCTCTAATCTCGAAGTTAAAGTAACCATCGCCCTTCTTAACTACTTTCTTAATCACCTCTGCCTTCATAATCCTTCTGTCATCAAAGTCATACTTCTTTTGCAAGATGTCTTGTAAAGGTTTAACAGGGTTATCCCAATCTGCCATCGTGTTAAGACCGAATTCATACCTCACCTGTAAATCCCCTTCTGGAATCTCATATTTCTCTGGCAGTAATTCAAGTATTTCTTTCTCATATTCCTTGTAAAGTGGTGTTTTAAATCGTTTACCCTGCCAACAAGCATTAACACTTAGTGGCTTTCTATGAATCTGTATCGTCATCTTCGATATAAACTTCTATATAGCCTTTACACTTTTCTTTTAGTTTCGGTGTATATCTCTCTTGTCTAGTGTTTCTCATTTTTGGCGATGGATTATTAATCCTGTGCCTAGCACATACTCTGGCTAGAGAACAGGTGGATATACAGGTTTCGAGCATACAATTCCTACTGATTCAATTCTAGTTTTCATGTTATAATTAGTCATGTAAGGATTGTGTACTATAACGGATTTATATAAAATTCTGTTTTTAATTATATACACATTTTTTGATAACGCAACTTGTTTTTAATAAAAATGAATATATTAGGACAAAGAGTTAAAGAATTACGCTTAAAGCTGGGATATACTCAGCAAGAGTTAGCAGACAAATTAGAAACTTCTAATATGAATATTGCTAATATTGAGTCTGGTCGTGTCAAAAATCCTAGAAATTTATCTGAATTAGCTGAAATACTGAAAAGCTCCCCTAACTACCTTCTTGGCGGTGAAAGTGATATTCTTAAACTTGATTCAGAAATACATTTATTAGCTACAGATAATGAAGTAAAGAATGATTACCATAAAGACTTTTATGTGGTTTCTATAGATAAAGATGAAAAGTTATTTTTGACTGATAATGCAAAAATTGTAGCCAGAGTGAAGAGAACATTTACTGAATCTAAATAAATCAATTCAATTCTTTTTTTTCTGATATTATGGCGCAAAGTGAGAGGCATCAGACACTTATAAAGCAGATGCAATCGACTGATTCTGCCAGCAGCGATTAACAAGTCAATACAGAGGATTTTATTCTTACTAGCAGTTGATAGGTTTGGTTTGGAACTGCCAGTTGCTATCTTAAAAAAAACAAAAAAAACAGTTAGGCGGTTATTGCTAAAGCAATAACTTTTTTAAATAACGGAGATAGAGAAAACTGTCACTCCGAAAACAGGACTTAAACATGCAAGTAGCTATAAATGAAGAAAATGTCGTCAGTTATTTTAACGATGGCACTACAGAAAGATTTACTGCTTGGTCTATACATTGTGGTAAATTTTATGATGAGTTAGTTAAGTTGTTAATTGATAGAAAATATATATTGGCAAAAGATATTCTTACAGCATCAGCTTTAATTACCGATATACAAATTCGCTCTACTACAGTTCCCTTTAATAACAAGATAGAAGATATGTCTGATGAACTTTATCATTGGATTTCTTTGTCAGTTAGAGGAAATGTTTTAAAAGATTTTTTTGCTCCAGTAGAGCAATAGTTTTTCTACAATTTTATTAGCCAGGGTTTAATCGCTCTGGCTTTTTTTTGTCTATTCTCTTTCATTTAATTAAGGCTTTTTGTAAAATAATATTTGACTTTTGTATTTTGATACTGTATCTTGTATTTAATGTTAATTGAAATTGAGGGTAAAAAATATGAATATGAGTTTTAGAACAGTCTTTGATACACCGAAGTATATGGATGAAGCAGAGCCTACAAGCGATAAGTGGAAGATGGAGGCTTTAGAGAGTTTTCTTAATACATACGAAACACAAATTGAATTTTTAGTTGAAGCTAAACAAAGCACTAAGAAACTAATAGAGGAAGAATCATTTACAGAGAAAAAGTGGAATGATTTAATTACTAAGATTCGTAAAGTTGAAGATGATATTTATTACTATGCCGAAACATATACCTACAAAGGATGGGATATAGACCTTTGTATTGAATGGCATAAGTTCTGGTACGCAGTATGATAGTGCTTCCAGAAAACCGCAAAGCGTACCTCAACTCTAAACCTAGAGCATACAGAATTGGTTGGCTTGCTTGTGAAAGCAATATAGAACATCACAAACTTGATGCCTCAGAACTTGTCAATGAACAGTACACACAGGGCTATGGTGATTGTGTGGCTAATACTGAAAGTTTAACTAATGGAGAAAAGATAGCATGATTGATACTAAATCAAAGATTAAAAGTCTAGCAATAGAACCTCTAACAGTCCAAGAGGACAGAGTTTTAACTCATATCCTTGACAATGGAAGTATAGACCCACTCGAATCGTGGATGGAATGTGGAGTCTATCGTTTATCTGCTGTCATACATCAGTTAAGAAACAATGGAATACCAATCGAGAATATCGGAACTCATGTCAAGAATAGATATGGTGAAGATTGTAAGGTTGGCAAATATGTAATACCAGAGGAGGTAGCATGAAATTAGCAATATTCGGTACGAAGTACCAGATGATACAACAACGATATAAAGAACATACATACAAGGCAGATAGACGACCTTATGTTCAGATGATGGTTGAAAGGTATCACACAACAAGAAAAGACCATAAGTATTTTTTAATTGGACTATCCATAGGTTTTATGCCTTACATAGTTCACATGAATCAATGGTTATAAAACTATTTGTGTCAGTTAATGGCACATCAAAGTACGCACCTATTTGCGAGATAGATGCTGAGAAGGTTGAAGATATGATGCGTGAATACATAGAAGATAATCACCCAGAACTTCAGCCATTGGACGATGACCACTTGCTCATTGTTCCAGACGATATATAAAAACACAGGGAGTAATTATGACAAATACAACAAAGAAAAGAACACTAGCACAAGCAATGCTAGACTTCAGAGCCAATGTAGACTCTGTAACTATGGATTCAGACAATCCATTTTTTAAAAGTAAATATGCTTCATACAACAATGTACAAGAAACAATAAACCCTACTCTGGATTTACTGGGGATAGTTGTTGTTCAAGCACCAAAAATACTAGATGGTTTAGATGTTCTAAACACTAAAGTATATATGGCAGACAATCCATCTGACATGATTGAGTCTAATATTCGTTTATTGATACCAAAAGGCGATATGCAACAACTGGGTGGGGCAATTACCTACGCCAGAAGGTACGCTTTAGTATCTTTATTCGGACTTGCGACAGAGGATGATGATGGCAATCAAGCATCAGAACACCCTTCTGTTCCAACATGGGCTAACTCTAATGAAAGAAACGACTACATTGTTGATGTTAGAGAACTGGTTGATGACGACCAAATGGAAGAAGCATTAAATATGTTGGCTTCTGGAAGTAAACATAAAGATAAAGCATTAGAGTCTAAAAGAAAAGCAAGTCTGTGGTCTGGACTTGGAAAAGAATATCAAAGCAAATTGTCAAAGTTTAGTAGACAGGTGGCTTAA